GTATAATATTCAACTCTATTAATCCTTTTATCTAACACTCCAATATCATCCATAGTGTATCTTCTATGATTTTCGTAGACGATTCTTATATCATCTTTAGAAAAACCATAAGCATTATAATGCAAGGTTGCTAATAACATTGCATTTTGTGGGGTTGATGGTGGAACGATATTATTATATTTTGGAGTTCCTTTAATAATTTTAAAATCTTTATTATCGGTAACTATAAATTTATCAATTCTACTTAAATAATAATCATAAGACATCATAAACCCAGAAAACGTTGTAGCTGGAACATTAAACGAATCAAATGTTAATGTAGAAGAATAATTCTGCCTTCTTGGTCTAAAATCAATACTATCTCTTAACTGTATTATATTACCTTTATCACCTACGAATGAAGGGATATCCTTATAATCAATAGAGACTGGGTATGAAGCTTGAGATAAATATCCACCAGAACCATGAGTAAAATAATCAAAAATCAAAATATATGTTCCAATATTTGAATTTGATGATACTGTAAAAGTTCCATGATCGTAGTATGATGGATTTTGTCCAGAATTGATTTTATAATCAACTATAGATGGAGATAATTTTAACCAAGAATTAGATGTTGCAGGAGATTGGTTTGTGCTGCCATTAGTTGCGTAATAGATTGAGTTATTTGAAGTAACATACGAACCAATATAATAGGTATTAGCAGAATTCCAAGCACCTTTATACATTGAGGAATTAGAATTTACTTTATATACACCTTTTACAGCATAAATATCTGAAATCCCTAAACTTACTGGAGTTTTATAATCAGTTAATGTGATACAAGCTATTTCATTTTGAACTAATGTTTTTAATTTAGGAGAAGCATTAGTATATTGGACTGTATACCAAATATCAGCAGTACCATTATAAGGTTTTCCGTTAGTAGTTGTTAATGTAGCAACGTATTCAGAACCAGTTTGGGAAATATTGATAATTAAATCATCAGTATCAATTGAACTTCCAGCAGTATAGTATCCATTAGTTTGTTTAGCAGTAACATAAAAATATTGTTTCTTAATAGCTGAAGAAACAACTCCACTACCACCTAATATTTGTGTAGATAAACTACCAGAGAAAATTGAAGTTGCATTAGAAGTAAATGTATAAGTTCCTAATAAATTAGATTCAAAATCTACATTAGATATTGATTTTATATTATTATGAGGTAAATTAAATACTAAACTTTGGAAATTTGAATCAGTTAATGTAGTAACATTAGCTACTTGAATAGTATTAGCTTTAAAATTATATGCAGAATAGTTATTAGCTGTAGTTGTAATAACGACAGATTTTACATTTGATATATCAGCAGATTTATTTAATTTAATTTCATACAAATATAAATTATAATCATTAGTTGTGTTATATTTAAAGTTTCTAGTTAATGCTGTCCCAATTTTAGTTGAATAAGATTGATTTATTGTAGTTGAATGCAATTCAACTGTAGGTGCTGATTGAAAATTTAAAGAACCATATAAATCTTTTATTCTAATTGAATTACCATAATATGTGGCCATGTCATAATTTAGAGTAGAAGCGTATTCTCTTGCTTTATCAGTAGAGATATAAAATGGATATTGTATATCTAATTCATGACCAAATACATACGCTTTACCTGAAGAAATTTCTAATGGTAAAGTATTTTGTGAATTTAATAATTGATTTTCGTTAAAAGATAAAGTAAAAGGTTTAACAAAAAAGTTACCTGCATGATCATACATTTGTCTTGCTAGTGTTTTTTCTAATTCACCCAAAGTTGGATTTAAATTAGATTTAATAATAACACCTTTTCTAACACGTACTAATTCAATAAATTTAGTAGTTGTTAAATCTTGAATAACATTATCAACTAATGGTTTAGTAACTAAAGTTAAAGAAATTACATAACGATCAGCGCCAGGAGCTGAATAATTATATGATCCTAGTGCTGGATCTAATAAAGAATCATCATCAACGAAATCTTGAACTGTTTCATTTACTTCCAAACCAATAACAGCAGACGGATATTCAGTTTTATTATTAGGTACAATTGATTGGGCTAAATTTTTAACAAAATATCCATTCGTAAAGAATACGCCAGCATCAACTGATATTTGTAAACTTTTTCTTGAAGCTAATCTTGTGATAGTTAATGAGATATTAGTGAAAGACGCATCAAAAGCTTTATCAACGGTACATGTAGTTCCATCTACAATATCAACAATAGTATATGTTGTAGGTAATGATGCGTTTGATATAATATCACCAACTTGCAACGATAACGTGTTTACAGTTACGTCAAGAGAATATTTGGCAGAAGAAGCATTTTGGACGGTAAATGATGTATCAGAATCAACAATAGCAGTATAATCAGATGCTATATCAGGATTGATTGTACGAGCAAAGGCTAAATATTTTTCATTAAAGATATTTAAAGTTTCTCCTGCAGCAAAATTATTCGTAGAAGAAATATTTAAAGGTTTTATTGTAAGAATTAAATTGGTATAATCAACATCAACAATTACACCCATTAATCTTGTGGTAGAAGAAACAACATATAAACCTTCAAAATCTAATATATTAGATGTCGTTTCATCATTTTTTTGTAATTGTACGACCCTTACATTATTATCGGAAAATATTCTAGCTCCAGAAACTCTTGATCCATCAGATAATACAAATTTACCTAATTTAGAAATTTGATCCTGTAGAATAGTTTGTGTTTGAGTTAATTCACGAGCTTGTACAGCATATCCTGGTTTGAATAGAATTTTATGAAAATTTTTATCTTCAGAAAAATCATCATAATACGGTTGTGCTGAAAAATTGATTGTCATATTATCCCTTTAACTTAAAATTTTATTACTAATCTAAACTGTTCTACACCACCAGCTGTTCTTTGAATAGGTTTCCTATTTTCCACGTATAATACTTGACCGGAAAATAATTCAATTTCAGAATTTGTGCTATTAAGAACTAATCTTGATGTTGATGAAGAAGATCCTTTAATGTTTAGACCTTCCTGTAACGTTCCTACAGTATTTATAATATACAAATTATTGTTAAATGCATCAAACGTTAAAACAGTAGCAGTAAATGTTGCATCCTCAATCAATCCAGTTGCACTTTGATATACAGTTTCGTCGTCAGTAAATGTTCCTGATCCCGCTCCGACAATTAAATTATTATTCATACTATAGATAGTAGAATTAGCATATCCGCCATCTTTTAAACTTGGATTAGCAATTAATCCTATTTGTCTAAAATCAATATCATCAGGAATAGTACCGCTTTCAGTATCACTAATAGTTCCAGTTATCATTACCCTAGAAGAACCTAATTCTTTAATTAGATCCCAATTATTACCGCCAATAGGAGAAATTGAGGTATTTGCTGTAGCGCCAGAACCGACTGCTGGAGATTTAGCTGTAATTGTTGCAGTTGCATAGGTATATCCACTTCCACCATTAGTTACAATCACATCAGAAATTTTATTTGATGCAACTATAGCTTTTGCAGTAGCTCCAGTCCCATCTCCTGTAATAGTTACTGTTGTTGTAGAATCTCCGATACTATCATTTGTGTATCCGCTACCTTCATTTGTAACATTTATTGCAGAAATAGTGCCAGCTTTATATATATTACTACCTAAATCTGTTTTAAATGAAGGTAATGGTACTGGAATATAATTCTTATCAAAATATTTAAATTTTTCAGTAGCATCAATTGTATATAAATATTTCCATTTATATCCATCAGATAAAATTATAACATCAGTAATTGTCATACCGAAATCAACTAATGGCTCAACTGTTGATGGTTTTCCGTTTGGGTAAGTGGAAGTTTGAGCGTTCCATATACACTTAAATACTTGATCGTATTTATTTTTAACATAAAATTTTCTGATTAATTTAACATCAGAACCTTCTTCAAACATATCTAATTTATCATTATAATAATTATAAGTTACACCTGAAGTCCAATCAATCCTTTCAACGATAGGAGCAATTTCATTAGATGAAATTTTCTTTATAACAAACATATTTTTATATAATTGTTTTAAATTATAATCGGTATATGTAAAATCAGGAGGCGAATTTTCCACAGTCCATGGTTTAACTCCACCCAAGAAACAATATAAGTTCATATAACTAACTTGCGAAGAAGTATATAATCCAGGTGAAAAATGGTAATTATTAATCTGGAATTGTTTATTTTGTAATGTTAATAGATTAGTAGCCATATTAGATTATATTGAGTATTGTAGATTGATACGCAAGAGCAGTATTTGATTTACCGACGAACATATATTCTTTCGTTGTGATTGTGTTTGAAGAATTATTTGACGATAAAATTTCTGCAGTAACTGTATAAGTATTTGTTGTTAAAGTGATATACGAATTAGGTAAGAATGTGTTAGCTATATTAAATGCATATCCTGAAACATAGATAGTATTTGAATATCCATTAGCAGAACCATTAATTACATAATTAGCGTATATTATACTTCCAATATTAGTGTTTGATGTTGTATTAGCTAAATGTGTAGTATTAGATTTAATTAAATTTCTAGTTAAAATATTTGTTCCCGCAGGATGAACTAGAGATCTAATAGATTCTTTATAATCAGAAAGAGATGAATCAACGCTTAAAATATAAGATTGTCTATTATAATTTTCGCTTTCCAATACTGAAATTTCAGATAATAGAGATTGTTTATTTAAATAGAATCCATTATCTTGAATAATCCCATTTAAGAATTTAGCTGATCCTTTAGCGTTACCATCTCCATATTTTCTAATACCATTAGTGAAATTAGGATAAACATAAGATGTTTGTATTGTTAATGTGTCAATTTGCTGGGATGATGCTGTATTATAAATTTTTAGTGCGGTATTTGAAGATAAAGTTCCTTTGTAATCAAATACTCTTAATTTATAAACATCATCAGTAATAGTAAGGACATTAGCTGAATCTATTAATTCGTATGTTGATATTTTTGCAGAATATGTTGGTGATGAATAGGTTCCTTGATAAGCAATACAATATCCAGTATCATAAATTGATATATTATTAGCATTGCCAATTAAAATATCTTGAACACGGATAGAAACATTAGGGGTGCTTAAATAATCTTCACCATTCTCTGTTAATTTGATTGTTGTTATTTCTCCGATATTATCAGTAACAGCTTGTAAAACTGCCCCAGAACTTAATATACCTGGAACAGAAATTTCAGCATTTGCGCCTGTCCCACTAACAACAGATACTGTAGGTAAATAATCTACTGAGTATCCGAATCCTCCAACTGGGAAATCATAACTTGTATCTTGAATATAAGATATTCCGGTAATTTTACCAGTACCATCAACAGAAGAAACAACTGCTTTAGCACCAAAACCAGTTCCTCCTGAAAAAGCAATAACATTATTTACTTGATAATTAGTTCCACCTTCTATAATTTTAATTGGAGCTAAAATACCAAAATTTGATAACGAAAGTTCAACATCATTCTGTAAATGTAATAATGTTTCTATTTTAGTTTCTGGTGCAGCAGTGAAACCGTATCCAGTTTCAGAGATAGTAATTTCTTTAACTGGAAATACCGGAAAAGTTTCAGAATACAACGCATTTTCTAATCGAGTATTAGCATTTGCTACAAGAGCCATACTCCAATCAGTTTCATAGGTTGATAATTTCGTAAAGTTAATATTTGATGTAGTTATAGCTGCATTTGTTGTTAAATATAATGTATTATTGTTTACAATATTTGAAATTGTTCCTATATAAGTATTTGATGTATTATAAATTTGTATTCCTACTTTCAATTCAGATGTAAATGCGGTATTTGATCCTGTAATAGTATTACTTACATTTGATGATATAATTTTTCCGGTTAAATTTGGATATAAAAATCCATAAGTATTTGCATTTATTACTGTATTAGCGTAAGCTGATATTAAAGTAGTATAGATAGAAACATTTACTTGTTGAGTTCTATCAACTAATGAAACGTAAGCATTAGCTGTAGTTACAGGAACTCCACTAGAATAAAACGATATTTGTGAATTAGGATATTCAGCATACCCATAACCACCGTCTAACACAATAATATCTTTTAACCCACCAACTGTAGTGGATTCAACTTCAGCTAACGCAGGGATTGGATTTTCAACTGCAGGGTTTAATCCACCATAAATGATGACTGGGTCACCAACTGTATAAAACTGCCCTCTATACTTAGAATTAACCTTTACGCTAGATAATGCCCCAACTATCTTAGTTGTTAATTTTTCTGCCCCTTCTGGTGGAGTAGAATCATATTCAACAATTTCTCCATTTAAAACATAAACATATTTGTTTTTCCCATCAAGAACGAAAATAGTTTCGCCAGATTGGAATAATCTGATAATATTAGATAAATATAATTGAATAAATTTGGCAGAATATTTTGCAGATTCAATAACTGCATAAGATTTTGATGTTTCACCAAATAATTTGTAATTATTAACGGTCAACCAAATTGGATCTACGCTTTTAATTTTTACAGATTTGGGAGCAACCCATTTACCACCAGAAGCAATTAATACGAATTCATTAGTTAATTGTAATTCTACATCGGAATTAAATAAAGCTTTGAATAGAAAGTTAAATGAGTCAGGAGTACCTTTATTTTCAAAGAATACTTTGGCTATTTTTAATAATTTCTTTTTATCTGTGTAGATATTTTTAGGAAAACTTGGTAAAAATTCTTCCTGAAAGAAATATAAAAAATCATCAAACGTAGTATCTACATCAATCCATTCGTCTAAATTATGTAATTTATAATTTTCATCGAACCATTTATAATAATCTTGTAAAAATTCAATAAAAACATCATAAGATGAATCTTCTCTAATATATAACGGTAAAGAATCTCTTACAAATATATCAGTTGTTTTCATAATTGTTGGACCGAGAGTGAAATTGCTGCTTGATCTAATGGATCTAATGTAATAATACTAGATTTACCTGAAGAAATAATAGTAGTATCAGGAACTACAGAAACAGTAAATGATCCAAGAGGATCTTCAACTTCTAATGGTAAGAAATTATCAAGAGTAATAACTCCTGTTGTGAAGTTCAATAACCCTACATCAGAATCTAAAATAGTTTTTACGCCATTCACATAATAATATGATCTTAATTTAATAGTATTTCCAGTTAAATTAGCAATAGCAGTAGCACCTTTTCCTCCACCACCAACAATTTTAGCAATAGCTTGGGTATATCCTGATCCAGAATTAGTAACAATTATTTCTTGAACTTTTCCATTAACAATTGAAGCAGTAGCAGTAGCTCCTGTTCCATCACCAACAATTTGAACTGTTGGGGTTGACGTGTATCCAGAACCAGATTGTTTTACTGTGATTGATTCTACTACATTAAGAATTAATGGTACACCTTCAATTTTAACACCTGTAGCAATTGTACTATTGTCAGATAAAATTGTACTAAATGTTGATGTTGTTATTGGTCCATAGATAGAATCATTCTTTAATGCAACCCCAAAATCAAAAGTTAAATTATTAAATGCGTTTAATATTGGATTAGCTTTTTTTGTTAATGAAATTTTTGCATCAACCGAAATTATTGAATTGTCAGTATTTTTTACTGCATAAGTTAAATCTGGTAATACGAAATTAGAATTAAATTTATTTAAAGTTTTATCACAAAAATCAATGATTGCTTGTCTTGCATAAGTTTTTAATACGTCAGTCGAAATTAAAGATTGAGAATAATTAAATAATATAACAGCTGAAACATAAACGTATGTATAATCTACATCAACAATTTCTGGTTCTACAGTCACAACAGATATAGGTTTAATTACTTCTTGTAACAATTTAGTTTTTTGCGAATCTGTTATAACATAACCACCAACGGGTTTTATTGCAATAAAAATTTTACCAATTCGTTTATGCGTTTCTTCATCTCCACCCCAAACATTTATCGCTTCAATTGGAATTACTGAATTACTATTAGTTAAAATATTGATATAATCTGCTTTGGTTACTGCTCTACCGCTAGAAGAATATCTTTTTGGAGCATTATATTTTATTGATGAAATAGATTCTTTTTCTCCTCCACCAGCAGCAACTGTTGACGTTGTTATAATAACTGAGGAATAAGAACCAATAGATTCCATTAATGTGAATTTTTGTGCTCCATTAGGTAAAGAACCTTTTGATGAAATATAAGTTACTGAAACGATATTTCCATTATCTAAAGTTTTACCTAAAATACCATCCCCAAAATAAATTTCATAATATCCATCTAATGATTCTTGTAAGAAATATACGTTAGACGCTTCAGTCAATTTTAAAATCGAATCTGCTCTATTAAATGTTACAAAATCGGTTGAGTTGATATTTGTTCTTACTGTTACAATTAATGTTGAAGTATCAATTGTTGGATCAGGTAATTTAAATGTTAAAGTAGGATTAGAAGTTTTATTAACAGTATAATTATAATTTAATTTTTGTCCTTGAATTAATTCAACACCATTAAACGTAACGGTTTGATTACTTTCATTTCTTGATGCAGTATATTCTTCTGAGCTAACGAAATAATAATTAATATCATCAATAGTTTCAGAAGAAAATATAGTATGTTTTGGGATTGTTAGACTAGTAGTACCAACAGTATAGAATGTTAAATTTACAGCAGCTTTAGCTGATTGAGTAGATATTGGAGTATAATTCAATAATTTTGCATGACTTACGACTGAACTTCTTTTTACTGCAGTATCTAAAAACATCTCATTAGCAACCATATTTAAATAATATGCATTATAATGAGTATTATAAGATAAAATATTTAATAAGGTAGATAATGCAGAACCTTCAAAATCATAGTCAGTAAACGTTTCTTGAGATTGTAAATATGTTTTTAATTTAGTTTTGATTTGATCAAAATCTAAATCTGAAATATCTATTGCTGTATTTGAAGCCATTTAATTACCACTAAAGTTTTTTTATATTTATCTTATTTATCTTATTTTAGTTAATAAGAAATCTATTACTATAGGTTTTGAGTAAATAATAGTTTCGAATTCTATTTTAACTGCATATTTATTTTGATCAGGAGTCACTGTAACATCGACATTTTTTAATCTTGCCCTTGGTTCATATTTATTTATAGCAGATTCAATTTCCTTTCTGATATAAGATGCAGTAAAAACATTTATTGATTCAAATAATAAAGATTTGACATTACATCCAAAATCTGGATCAAATGGATGTTCATAATGGTTTGTCAATATTATATTTTTTATAGATTTAATAATAGCCTGTATATCTGTAGACAATGATAAATCTTTTTTTATTGGGTGTATATTAAATGTTAAATCTAGATCTTTATATGTAGTCATATTAGTTTAATTGGATTTTTGATGCTGTTATTGTTAAATTATCAGAAGTATCCCAATTACAAGAAGAATTAAATTTCCATTTTACATTATCATCTACATTCCAATTCATTTTACCTTTAATATTCCATATAACATTTTGATCAACATTAAAATTTAAATTTTGTTTAATATTAAATGTCATATCTTTATCTATCTGTAAATTACAATTACTTTGTACTTTAATATTAGCATCACCTTGAACTGTGATGTTACATTTACCCATAATATAAACATTATCATCAGCTAAAATGATTTCATAATTGTTTTTTGTTATTTTTTCAACTTTTGATCCATCAGGATTAATTTCAGAAAAGGTTCCACTTCTATGATATAAATGTATTCTTTCTGAATCTTTAGTATCATCAAATTCTAGAAAATGTCCAGATTCAGTTTCAATTACATGGTTATATGGATATTTTGCTTTATATTTATTTTCTGGTTCATCCCAAGTAGACTCTCCATCAAATATTTTAATTTTTTTAACTCTTGAATTCTTTTTAGTTTCTACTATTGTTTTATCAGTAGATTCGTTTCTTGATAATCTTGAAGTAGTTGGTTCGTCATAATTAGTCGGATAAACTTTCCCATCTTCATTTTCAATTTGTACGCCTTTACCATCTGTTTGATAATTTAAATTTTTAATAGTTTGTGGAGCAGATTTTAATTGTTCATCAGTTCTTTGATCAGAATACCCATTATCATTTTTATCTTTTGTACTTTTATTATCATTTGATTTTTCTGGAATTATAGGTAAAGTTCCAAATACAATAGGGAATTGAGAATGTTCACCATCCATAAAAAATCCAATAACAATATCACCTTCTTTTAATGTGGATGGAGATTGGAATGAATTATTTACAGGATTTAAAGGTTGTGCCCAGGGTAAGTTTTCATTAGAAACTTTACTTGTGTCATCTTCATGAACACCTTTAATTCTAATTTTACATCTACCTAAATGTAATGGATCTTGTCTATCAATAACAACACCAACCCACCAAATAAACCCATCTTGTCCTAAGAAAGAATTTCTTCTTCCAGGTTTTATCATATCCATTTTTAGAACCCGTAGTTATTTTGTTGTGATTGTCTAGGTTTTTCTGTACTATCTTTACAAATTTCTAATATTGAAAAAAACCCACTTTCTTTTTGATACCAATGACGTAATGCTGTTATTAAATATTTACCAGAATAAAATTCATCAAGTTCTGCTCCAGTTGTTCCTGCCATACGATTTGGTAAATTGAATGTTACTAATTCGCCAATTTGTAATTTCGTATCTCCTGGAACCATAATTTTCATTTTGTTATTAGTTAATAACATTAATTGTGATGTTCGATATGGATAAACATTTTCAATTCTATTTTCATTAATTGATATTTTTTTATCTTTAATATATTTGTTTTCGGATTGACCAGTATTAGAAACTGAAAATCGTACTACTGAAGTATCGTTTTTTAAAGAAGTTCCTGTTCTATCAACATCTTCAGCCTGAAATTTATTTTTATTTATAGTTGGAGCTTGTTTAGTGAATTTATCATAATCAAATCGTTTTTCTTTAAATAAACCTCTTAATGGATCAAATGTAATTAATCTATTACTAAAAGTTCCTGAATGAGCTTGTTGTATTGTATCAAAATTTTGAATATGTTCATAGGCAATAACAGAATTTGTTTGACGTTCAAAATTTGTTTCAGGGATATTTTGTACATCGTAAAAGAATTCTCTTAATACTTGTTTCTTATTATATAATCCATGTAATGATTCAAAAATGAATCCATCTTTATTTTCGTAAAATAAGAATGTAGTTCCAACTTCATTAGTTCCTTGACTATATTTCTCAGATAATGATTGAGTTGTCAACCAATTTATTGCTTGAAATGGTTTATATGCAGGAATAATAATATCTCTTGTATTAATAGTATTTTCTACCCACATTAAATCATCAGATAATTTTAAATCTTCTTTTAAAATTAATTCAACCATCTCAGAAATCTTTTTATTTTTAAAATTTCTGGTCACTCTCATTTTTTCAGATAAAAACAATTCTTCTGAACAGAAATGTAAAATATACGATTCGTGAGTTCTACTGATAGCTTTTCTATTCGTGACGGAATATATTCTAAAACTCCTATCCTTTTTACTATTTTCTCCAGTTCTTACTAATGGTGCATCTCTAGTAGGAGTTTCAATTTTTAAATGTAATCTTTCATTACCATCTAATTGTAATTGATTGATAAAATTTAAACTATCGCTGATATATAAGTTACCTGTAATACAATTACTAAATATATCTTCATAATAGTTTAATTCAAGAACTAAATCTCGGAAATTTAATCCATCACCTGATGCAGTTGTTACTGTGCAAGTGGTTAATAATATATCATATGGGCTATATGCAACTTGATTCATGCTTGTAATAACCTTTTCAATTCAGATTCAACAGTGTTGATATATTCTTTTTTAATTAATTTTATTGTTTTTTTCTTGATATTTAATTCTTCTTCCCAATCATATATTGTTATTGGATAAGTTATAGTAGATTTAGTTATATCATTAACGGTAATATCGCCTTGTATAATAGTATTAGCTGTAATATTATCAATATAATATGTTTCTTGATTTACTGGAGTATATTCTGAGTATTCAGTTCCATTATATATTGCTGTATTCAATTGTTTAGTTTCAATAACCAATTTATTTGAGAATGGATCTGGATTTTGAGTAACTGCGGCATAATCAGCTCCATATAACAATTCACCGTAAAGTTCAGAGGAATATTTATTATTCAAATAATCTCTAAATTGTCGATCTGATAATCCCATATCAAAACGATTATCGAAAATATTATTAACCATCATAATAATCCAATGTTTTGAAGGATCTTCATAATATTTCGCAGCTATTGATTCTGGAGTATCGTAATCTCTTAGGATATATTTGTAGAATATTTCATCTTTATCTAGATATTTTGCTCTAACATTTACTCTATTAAAGATGTCAGTAACAATTTTCTCTTTATCTACAAACTTAGGAAAATATTTAAAATAATTCATAAGTTAATATCCTTCTTGGATTCTTTGTTTAGTCATAACTTCTTTTTCTTGGAATTGAAGAGTTAATCTTACTTGAGCTGGCATACCATCTACATAAGTCACAAATCCATTAGGAGCATAATCCACGTTCACAGTTTTTAATACGCAAGTAGCAATTTTATGTAAATTGTCATTTTGTTTACCATTAAACATATATTCAATATCAAAGACAGAAGGTAGAATATAATATCTACCGAATGTATTTAAATCAACTTCAGGTGCTTGATGCATTCTAAAAGTTTTTAATATTTCTCTAATTGATTTAGCTTCATTAAAACTTCTAGCCGTTAAAAAGAAATCAAATGCATAAGTTCTAAAATTCATTTCAGAAAAAATAACTTGCATTTGAGGGTTTATAGCGTATCCCATTTTATCCAAAGCAATTGAGGAAAATTGACCTGGATCCCCGCCAACTAAGTTAGCAAAATTTTTACTTCCAGATTCAGTTAAAACTGGTTTTCCTGATTGCATTGCAGTTGATATATTAGCTCCAGACTCGGCTGCAACTTCAGATGCTGATAATGATCCAGCAATTGCAGCACTAATGCCTAATTTATCACCTAAAGCTTCTCTTAAAGATTGATTCTTATATAATGCTGATTGGTTTAATGAGATAGTATCTGGCATATATAATGATATAACATTAGATATATTAGATTTAACCCCTTTACCTAAAAATTCTAAAGCACCTTTTATTCCTTCTTTTATTACACCTTGATCTTGAGTGGTAGAATTTAATCTTAATGCTTCTTTAATTCTTTTTTCTGTGTATGTTTCAGACGCTGATCCTAAAGTTTCTTCTTTAGATAGTCCAGATACTGTAGAACTAGATTTCCATGTTGAGGATGGAGGAGTATAAATATAAAAATTTATAAAATGTCCACCATAATTTCCTGAACCTAAATCATCAGGATATGTTAATGTAGATATTTTAAATTTTGAAGAAAAATATTCTGATGCTGATAGTTGTTCTAGGGTTTCCATATAATTTTTATTATAGTATAAATACTATTATTTATATTGAATTAGGTTATGTATAAAAATATAAAACCAAGAAAATGGGTTCCAAAGAATATTCTCAAATATAAAGGAGATCCAAATAATATTTGGGCGAGATCTTCTTGGGAATTAAGAGTTTTTAAATATATGGATTCAAATCCAAATGTTATTGAATGGAACTCAGAGGAATTAGCAATTCCATATTTTTCTCCGGTAGATAATAAATGGCATCGTTATTTCCCAGATGTTTTAGCCAAAATGAAAACTGCAGATAATAGAATTAAAACTTATTTGATTGAAATCAAACCATATAATCAATCAATCGAACCAAAAGTTAAATCTAGAATCACTAAACAATATATAACAGAAGTTTGTACTTGGGGTGTAAATCAAGCTAAATGGAAAGCAGCTAAAGAATACGCTTTAAAAAATAATATGGAATTTAAAGTAATAACAGAAAAGGATTTATTTGAATGACAATTAAAGAATTGTTTATGTCATCTACAGACAAAGCAAAAAATTCTAAAATGTCTGTTAAATGGTTTTTATCAAAAGTAAAAACAATATTACAAGATAATAGAGTTAATATAAAAGAAGTATTAAATTCTGAAAAATCTCGAAATAAAAATAATTATTTTGAGATTGGTGGAATGTATATGTTTGCTTATGACCCGAAATGGAAAAACGTTCTCCCATATTATGACACATTTCCGATTATAATTGTATTAAAATTTCATGATAATGGATTTACAGGGTTAAATTTACATTATCTTCCACCTGAAGTAAGAATATTGTTTTTAATAGCATTAATGATTGGGTATGGAAATGGTAATAAGAAAGCTAGTGATTTATTCCAAAATATGGACGAAACATTAAAATCTAGGGGAGCGAATAAGTTATTTATTGATTATGATCGTTTAATACAAAATTCTTCTCGATTATATGGATTAGATAAACCTTGTATAAAACGATATCTATTTAATCATGTTAGATCTTCGATAAATAGAATTCCAATGGACGATTGGGAATATGTTGCAGCATTACCAACAGAAGAATTTAAAAAATTATCGAAAGAATCAGTTTGGTTAGAATCAATAAACATCGCAAAATCATAGGTAAATCAAATGGCTATAGCAGATATACAAAGACAAACATTTTTTAGAGAAGAATCAACGCATTATTTTCAAAATGCTTTAAGTATAATTGGAAACAGTCAATATGTACCAGAAAATTTCTATTCTGTAGTTATTACTAGACCTAATAAACCTAGTTATAGAAATTTAATGTATCTATGTGATGGGGCTGAATTACCTGGAAGAATATTAACGACAACTACTCAACGATTTTATGGCCCAACTCAAAAATACCCAACAATAAGTTCATATAATGATTTAACATTATCATTTATATGTTTAGCAGATAATAAAATGTATCCAAAATGGGAATTTGAATCTTGGATAGACGAAATTAACCCAACTGAAAATTGGAATTTAAAATATAAAGATGAGTATATTTCTGATATAAAAATATCTCAATATATTAAAACTGGAGAAAAAATATATGAAGCAATATTAAAAGATGCTTTCCCAATTGCAATTTACCCGCAACAATTAAATTTTGCTTCACCAAATCATCATAGTTTAAAAGTGACATTTGCTTACAATTATTTTAATTTCTATCCTGTTAATGTAGATTTAACACGAGAATCTTTAACCTCAGTCGTTGAAGAATATAATAGGTATATAAGAGAAGGGCTATTTGAACCATCTACAGAAGAATTGTTAAATTCTAAATTTGGGTTAACTATGCAGGATGTAAATAATTTCAAAGATTCAAGTCAATTTTTAAGTAACATTTATGTTTCTATGAAGAGTAATATTAATGAAATTGGATTTGTGGGTGCAGGGGATGTAGGTGTGTTAGGATCTAACATAAAATATATATAGTATTAAATTGAAATTTATACCAATATTTTGAAGAGGAAATATGAAATTACCTGAAATACAAAACCCAGTATATAGTTTAAAATTACCAATTTGTAAAAAAACTATACAATTTAGACCGTATCTGGTCAAAGAGCATAAAGTTTTAATTATGGCTCAAGCTACGAATGAAAATGATGCATTAATTGAAGCATTAACTCAAATCATGAATAATTGTATTATATCAGATATTAGAGTTGAAGATTTATGCCAAATTGATGCAGAATATTATTTTTATAATTTAAGAGCAAGGTCATATAATGAGATTGTTAATACAACTTATAAATGTAACAATCGTGTTGAAGGTGTGTCTTGTGGGAATATAATGGAACACGAATTAAATCTATTGGATTTAGAAGTTTCAGATAAAAACATTGATTGTATTATTCAGTTAAGCGAGAATTTAGGATTAAAATTAAAACCACCTAAATTCAATCTTAATATGTCAAATAATGAAATTGATAATCTTATTGATTGTATAGAAATGGTATTTGATGCTGATAGCACATATCCTGTTGAGAATTATACTAGAGAAGAATTAGAAAAGTTTATTGAGATGTTAACAATCCCTCAATTAGAACAGACTAAAGATTATCTATCAAATTTACCAGAAATAAAAAAAGATATACAAATTACTTGTTCAAAATGTGGATTTAAACACGATATTACCGTGGAGAATGTATTCTCTTTTTTAGACTAATTCTTGAATATGATAGTTTAGCTAATTATTTTAAATGTAATTTTGCATTAATGCAATTTCATAAGTATAGCTTAACTGAATTGGAAATTATGATGCCGTGGGAACGAGAAATTTATATTGAGTTATTAATTTCACATTTACAAAAAATAAAAGAATCTTCAGGAACTTAAATGGCTGATAATAACGACGAAAGATTAAAAGATTTTCCTTTATTAAACGACGAAAGAGTATTTAACGAAGACGAACGTAGGATGATGTTAAATCGAATTAAAAAAGGAGATTATGAAGCTGCGTCGAATGTATATAATAAAAAATCAGGGAAGATAGTAACAGATTTTGGAGCTGCAGCAGCTCCATATGTGATAGGTGGAGCTGCTACTAAGGTAGGTGTAGCTGCTGTTGAAGTAGCTGCAGCAAGAACTGGAACTATGGCTTTAGGTGAAACGGCTTTAGGTGAAACTATTGCTGGTGCTATAAAAACTGGAGGATCTGTACTCAAAAAAGGAGCAGAAACAGCTAAAACTGCTAAAACTGCTATAGGCGAAACTATCACAGGAGCAATAGAAACTGGAGGATCTTTAATTAAAAAAGGGACAGAAGCAGCTACACCGATTATAAAACAAGGTTATTCTAAACTACAAAATGTATTTAAGAAAGCTCCAGAAAAAGAAATTAAAAGTGCTGCTGATAAAGTAGGAAAAGCTGCAAAAAATACCTTAAAAAAAGGTAAAGATAAAGGTTCTTCGATATCTAAAGAAATGGGGAAACTTCAAAGAATAAAAAAAGGTGCAGGTGCTTTAGCTGAGGGATATGTGTTAAAAGAAGTTATAGATGAAATCGGAGATTTTTTTTCTGGTAATGGGGATACGAATAATGGCGATGGTGATGGTGGTGATGATTTAAATATGACATTAAACGATAGTGGAAATAGAAGTATAATTCCTTATGCTCAAGGGAATATGGTAAATAGTTCTGCACTATTTCCTGAAACTCCGTCTATGGAAGGGCAGTTTATAGGAAGAGATTCGTCTACTACAGGAATTGGATCAAGTAATAAAAGTGATTTCATTTTACAACAAATTCTAGATCAATTAAAAGAAATAAAATCTATAAATTTTTCAATGTTAAGTACATTAAATAAGTTAGTATCATTACAATCAAATTTTAATGGTATGATACAAATTATGTTGGCTCAACAGAAAAATACTGAAAGAACTGATGTACCGATCACACAAAATAGTTTCCAATCTAATGTAAGTCAAAGAATAAGAGGATCTAATCAAGGATTAGCTCAAAAAATAACTCAAGGATTAACTGGACTTGCAGCAATAGCTGGATCAGCTATTTTATCCGCATTTGGTTCAGAAGATGCTGAAGCTTCAACATCAACAGCTTCCCCTATATCATTAGATAATATAAATAAAAAATTGCCGGAAGAAAGTTTCGGTTCTGGTCAAGGTGAAACTTATTCTCCATCCATTATAGATAAAACTTTAGCAAATTTGTTAGAAAGAGTTTCGATTGGAGAAGGTACTGCTGGAGAAAAAGGATATTCTACCACATTAGGTTTTGGTAAATATGATCCGGCATGGGCTAAAGGTAAAACTTTAGAAGATATGTCTTTATCTGAAGTATATAAATTGCAATCTGATATGTTAAAAAATCCAAATAATAAACTTAATTCTTCTGCTGTTGGGAAATATCAAATAGTTAGAACCACATTATTTGGAAAAAATGGTTCTGCAGAAAACCCAGAAAAAGGTTCCATAGCTGAAATATTAAAATTACAACCAGGAGATAAATTTTCTAAAGAAGTACAAGATCAAATTGGAGTTTCATTATTAAAACGTAGAGGATTAGATAAATATAAATCCGGTGAAATTTCAGAAAATCGATTATTAACTAATTTGTCTCAAGAATGGGCTTCAATTGCTAATCCGCAAACAGGTAAAGCTCTCCAACACACTGGAACTACACTTGAACAAATTAGTAAAGCGGTAAGAGCAACCAAAGAGAACGTAGAGAATAGTTCTAATATCTTAACTAAAGAAAATGCAGAAAAATTAAATCTTAGTCCAACTAAAGAAAACGCTGAATTGTTAAAATCTAATTTAAATGATTTAGCCAAACAAAATATCGACACATTAATTTCTAATCCTTTTGATTATGTTGAAAAATTAAATCTTAGTCCAACTAAAGAAAACGCTGAAAAATTAAAAACTTTATCTACAGCTGAAAGAATACCAACTGATACATCAATGACTGCAAAATTAACACCACAAACTCAAATTTTACAGAATTCTAATGAAATAGCTACAGCATCAAATAACAAAGAAATGAATAATGTATTACAAGTTGCATTATCCTCAGCAAATAAACCTCAACAAGTAATATCGCCACAATATCCTAGAATGGATACACCTACAAAATCGGTCCAAACAAATATTCCTGACCCAAGAAATATAACGAATGGACCATTAATAGATGTATTAAGATCACTATTCGTATAAAAAAGGGGCGATTAAGCCCCTTTTCTAATTAATTATTAATCTTCAATTAAATTTTTAAAATAATCTAAATCTTCATCATCTTCATCATCAGTTATTGCTGGAGCTGGAGCAGGTTTTTTAACTGCTTGTTGTAAAAACATATCATCTTCAGTTTCTTCTAATGATTTTGATGTAAAATCTTCAGCAGATTTAAATTTAGCTTTAGGTTGATCAATACCTAAAACTCTTTTTAATCTAGATTCAAGAGTTGCATAATCTTTATAATTTTTTGGATCCAAAATTTCTAATAATGAATACTGTTGTTTCCAAATTTTTTCAATATGAGAATCATCATCAAATAAAGCGGATGGAGAATCAAATTCTGAAAGATCGTAATTTTGATAACCATCAACTTTACGAATTTTTAATTTAAAATTTGCGCCTTCCCAAAAATCAAATGGATCGATCGCTTTATCATCTTCAAATTGAGGATTCATTTGTTGAGTAATTTTCTCAAAGATTTTTTTACCATAAACGAATTTAAAAACTTTACCTTCATTATCTGGATTTTTTGAATCTTTGATGACGTAGATATTAGATACATAATGTAATCTACGTTTTTGTTTTCTTGCTTGTTCTTTATTTGCTTCTGAACCAGAATTCCATAAATCAGAATTAAATTTTCCCCATTACGTTCCGAATAATTCGCTACAATTATTCGCGGGAATTACCCCAGCTTATAGTTTCCTATAAGATCAGACTATATCACAAACCAATTATAATTTTATTGGTTTTCCTGCATTTCCACTTCCAATCGCTTGAAGTGTACTCCGAATCACCGGATAGTCGTTGAACCTTTCTCTATTAGAGACTTGGCTGCTGATTAGCGTAGTTAAAAAATTATAAAATATATTTCTATCATCTTCGCACAAAATTCTATCTTTTTTCACAGTTTTACCGTGAATAGCGAAAATTAAAAAATTATATCCTTGATCAAAAGAAGCATTTTGTCTTTCTAAAAAATGTAAAATATTTTTATCATCTACAGGCATTGTGTATTCTGATTTAACATCTATTAACAAATTATATTCGGGTAAGTATATATCTGCACAATATTTACCGCTTTTATTTGAAGTAATATTAATTTGTGGACATAATTCTCTATTATAGAATAGAATATTATTATCAATAAGGTATTTTATAACTAAATCCTCATACCCTTGACACATAAAATTTATATCTTTATATATAATAGTTTTTATTTTACCCGAAATCCCATTAGCGAAAGAATTATTTCTAATTTTAGTTTGTAACATTTTTTCTGTCATAGAAAGACGTTTATTTGGGTCTTCTAAACACATTTTATTTAATTTAGCAGCCCCAATTTTACCGTTTTTACTTTTTATGTCAAAAGCAGTTTTTGTTTTACCAACTCTACAATTTTCTTTATGTTGTTCAATTTGATCATCTGAACGATTATTCCAATTGAATTTTCTTTTTTCTAAATAAGAATTATATTTTTCTGGTTGGCTCACAAACCTATTAGAAATTTTTTCGCGTTTACTAGGATCTTTATTAAAACATATATCAGAACAAAACTTTTTATATCCGTTTAATAAATTATCAAAAGAACATTGGTTACCACAATGTGTACAAAAACCTTCAGATTCTAATTTATAAAATGAATCATAAAAATCTTTTACTGTATAATTAAATGGCCTAATTGCATTTCTTATCCCACCTAATGTTGAATAAGTTTTGTCATTTAAAACACAATAAAATTTACCTATTTTAATATTCCTTTTCCCTCGAATCTCAATAGATTCGACAACAAAATGTTCTTCCTTATTATACAATTATCTAACCCTTAGCTTTCCAGTCAATTAACAGGATTTTTCGATGCATGTTACCACGCAAAGCCGCAAGAATTTACGGGATCTTCTTGACCGATAGAGGTCAATGATTTTTCAATGTACCAACCATTTGGTCCTTGGAATCCATGATCAAAATATTTTGCCCAAGGTAAACCATCTTTTTCTGCATCCTGTGGGCTTACAGGAAGAAAACGGACAATAGCATATCCATTTCCAGATTTATCTGATTCACATTTCCAATATTCATTAGAATCATCATTTTGATTATTAGTTGACATAGCTTCTACAGCTTTAGTCAATTTATCTAGATTAGAACCAGAACGTTTTTTTAATGCACTAAAATCTACCATATATAACACCTTAATTTAAAATTTAAACAACGTATAAACAAAAAGTAACAATTTATTTTTAAT